AAGCTGTTTAGCGGTGAGATGTTCAAAGGTTTCGAGTACAACGCTATTGCTCGTGACCTGGTGATGAAGCGTTCTTTGAAGAACGGCAAGAGCCTCCAGTTCATCTACACTGGACACACCAAGGCTGAATACCATACCCCCGGTAACGCTATCCTCGGTAACACCGACGGTGCGCCCCCGGTGGCAGAAAAGACCATCACGGTTGACCAGCTGCTGATCAGCTCGGCTTTCGTGTATGAGCTTGACGAAATCCTCAGCCACTACGATCTGCGTAGCGAGATCTCCCGTAAGATCGGCTATGCCCTGGCTCAGAAGTACGATCGTCTGATCTTCCGTGCTCTGACCCGTGGTGCTCGTGCTGCTTCTCCTATCACCAAAGCTGGCTTCATTGAGCCCGGTGGTACTCAGATCCGCGTCGGTGCTACCACTAACGCTTCTGATGCTTACAACGCTAACAACCTGGTTGCAGCTTTCTATGACGCTGCTGCCTCCCTTGATGAAAAGGGCGTTAGCTCTGAGGGTCGCGTTGCCGTCCTCAACCCCCGTCAGTACTATGAGCTGATCCAAGCTATCGGCGGTACTGGTTCGGGTGCTTACCTTGTTAACCGTGACACCCAGGGTGATGCCCTGCAGTCCGGTCAAGGCATCATGGAAATTGCAGGTATCCGTATCTACAAGTCCATGAACATTCCGTTCTTCTCCAACTACGGTACTAAGTATGGTACTGGCTCTGCTACCAACCCTGGCGTTACCGATCCTGGTAACACTGGTTCCTTCGTTGGTGAGGGTCTGGAAGATGCCCGTAACTCTGTTGCTGGTATCGAGAACGAGTATGGTCAAGCCTCTAACTTCGCCAACAGCTGTGGCCTCATCTTCCAACGTGAAGGTGCTGGTTGCGTGGAGACCATTGGACCCCAGGTTCAGGTCACCAGCGGCGACGTGTCGGTTGTCTACCAGGGTGATGTGATCCTTGGTCGTCTCGCCATGGGTGCTGACTATCTGAACCCTGCTGCTTGTGTGGAACTGTACGCTGGTACTGCCACTGCACCTGCTGCTTTCTGATTTTTATTTGTTCACGGGGGACTTTTCGGAGTCCCCTTTTTTTTATTTATCACTATGCCTGTCTACGCTGCGTCCACCGAACTGGATGCTGTTAACGAAATACTTACGTCTGTGGGGCAGGCTACTGTCACCACTCTTGATCTTAGAAACCCTGAAATTTCTGTTGTTCTAAATACACTAAGAGAACAAAATAAGATTGTACAATCTCAAGGATGGACGTTTAACACTGAACGTCACTATGTCTTCCAACCAGATGCAGTTACTAAAGAGATTACCTATCCGACAAATGCGCTGGCGGTTGATGCCAACGTAGAGGATCACCATGACAGTATGGACCTAGTTCGTCGTAGTGGTAAATTATATGACCGTTACAACCACACCTATCAGTTTGAACAAGAGTTGTCAGCTGATGTTGTTTGGTTGTTTGACTTTGTAGACGTACCACCTCCTGTCCAGTATTACATTACTGCACGGGCTGCTCGTGTATGTTGTATTAAAATGGTCGGGGATCCAACCCTGAACAAACTGCTTGAAGAACAAGAGGTAAATGCTAAATCCTCTGCCATCGAATACGAAACTCAACAAGGTGACTACACCATGTTCGGCTTTAAAGATGGTCAAAATTATTACAATAGTTATCAACCGTTCTCTGCATTGATTCGATGAGCACAGTAAGTCAGCGCGTACCAACTTTTTTACTTGGTATTTCTCAACAACCCGATAATAAAAAGTTTCCAGGTCAAGTACAGGAGGCGCTGAATGCTTACCCCGATTTTGTGGACGGGTTGGTTAAACGCCCAGGTGCTGAGTACATGGGCAATTTGTTTAACGGTGGTCATAGTAATTCCTTTTATTTTAATATCGTCAGGGATGATGCTGAGAAGTATGTAGGTCAATACGACATTACTGCTGAACAGTTTAAGATGTGGAAGATACCTTTTCCACGTCAAATTGATAACATCTTTGATCAACCAGAACTGCTTGAACAGAAAGGTGTAGAGCATTTCTACCAACAAAATGCTACAACCGTCACCTCATACACCACTAACTACGACACCGAAGCTGATACGTATAATACTGCTCTTCAGGATGTTCAATTAAAACTGGGCATTCTTAATGAAAAACAGTATGATTACAAGATCATTTTAGATGGTCAGAACCCGACGGTAGATGACATCTTTGAGGTGCTTGAAACGTACAACAATGCAGGTCAACTGACTCAAACGTTGGATAGTGGCATCATCTTAAATAGTCAGGGTATTTACCGGGTTGTAGATGCTGGTGTTGTACAAGGTACACCTTCAGCTACCCTTCCTGCCGGTTATGCGCTGGGAAAAGATAGAACAGATGAGTACCCACTTCTAACTAGAAACGGGGAAAAGATCTATGAAGCAAACATAACTATTGCCGCAGCTTATAATGCTACTCAACTAGCAAACGCCCTTACGGATCTAAACACTGCACAAACTAATTACAACACCGCCGTAACCACTCTCAACACGGCTAAAACTGCTTTAACTACTGCCGTTACAGCTAATAACAGTCTTATACCTGCTGGTGGGTATTTAGATACAGTTACTGATCCTTCCGATATTTCAGTGCTAAATGTTATTGATAAAACTTTTGTCATTAACAAAAAAGTTATTACCCAGATGAACCCCACAACGTCAGCTGGGGATTTGCTTGAAGCATTTGTGGTGTTTGATGTTATTGCTGGTGGTTCTACCTATGTAATCCGTTTGGTCTGGAGAAACACTAGTAATACTGTTGTTGGTTATGATTATCAAGTTACTGCTAGTATAACCAACCCTAGTGCTGATGCCATTATTAATAGTTTAGTTAACTTAATCAACAACGGGTCTGGTACAGCTCCTGGTACGTCTAGCAACGGAAGTGGTGGTGAGTTAGCTCATGAAATTACAGCATCTCGTGTTGGCAACGGTATCCACTTGATTCGCCCTTCCTCCGGCGGTAATTACGGCGGCAATGTTTTTGACATTGAAACTTACGGTTCTGCTAATAAGGAGGGTCTTTACTCCTTCCAGCAAACCATTTCCACAGCCGCTAAACTACCTGTTCAATGTGTTAATGGGTATCGTGTTAAAGTGTCGAACAGCTCAGAAGTTGATGCTGATGACTACTACGTTAAGTTTGTAGCAGATAACCAGCTGCTTGGATACGGTCCTGGTTCGTGGGAAGAAACGATTGCCCCTGGCATTACGTACATTATCGACCCTGCGACAATGCCGCACGAATTAATTCGTAAAGCTAATGGTCACTTTGAACTTAAACCTGCTGTTTGGGATAACCGAATTGTAGGTGATGATGATACCAACCCGATCCCAAGTTTTATTGGTAGACCAATCGAATCAGCGTTCATCTATCGTAATCGTCTTGGGTTCCTATCGGGACAGTCGATTATTCTTAGCCGAGCTGATTCTTTTTACAATTTTTGGGGTAAGACAGCTCTTACTGTTTCAGATGATGATCCTGTTGACCTTGATTGTACTTCTACTAAACCGCAAACTCTTCGGTTTGTAGTTCCGCAATCAACAGGTCTGGTTATCTTTGGTCAGGATGAGCAGTTTATTCTGAACACTGCTGCAGATATTCTATCACCTAAAACAGCTAAAATTAACCGTCTTTCTAACTTCAGTACTTCTGAAATTGTACCTCCTGTTGATACTGGTATTGCTGTAGGCTTTGTAAACCAAGCTTCTGCTAACACTCGTCACTTTGAGATCTTTGACATTAGTACCGATATTTCACCTAAAGCAGCGGAAACAAGTCTACCAGTTAGTGATCTAATTCCTTCTGGGATTAACATTTATAAGAATGATCCTAACCTTTCTGTTTTTGCTTTAGCTGTTAAAGGTGAAAGTACGATTTATCTTTATCGTTATCTTCAGCAAGGGGATAAACGTTCAGTAGAAGGCTGGTTTAAATGGAGCCATGCAGATCTTCTTCAGGACTTCTTCTTTGACAAAGGTTCTTTGTATGTAGTTACACGTGACAGTGACGACCAGCTGCACCTTAGTAGAATTGCATTACAACAACATTCTGTTAACGGTACTGTTAGAACTTCTGCTTTGTCTGCATCTGGGTTTGGTATTCTAGAGCAG